TGTTACCGCCAGCATGCGTAAATTCATTACCAGCTACTAAATAGTATATGCAGTTAACTTCGTTGTCTACTATAGATCCAACACAGTAACCACCTTCTGGTATTAAGTTTGTAGATAGTTCTACGTTACCTAATATATTTTCTAGTGAACCTACGTTACTACCATCTGAGGTAGAAACCTGTATGTTCATGGCGTCTCTATATTGACCAGCTGGAACAAGGCGCTCATCAAGGTCCTTGTTCATTTTACCTTGTGCAAAATTTCTATTAAATTCTGGCATATCTTATTTTATCCATTTAGATTTGTTTCTCATCACCTGCATAAACTCTGTTATCTTGTAGTTAGATAATCTTAGTTTAGCTTTTCTAAGTTCAGCAAATCTTTCTTTTTTTAACATTTGTATTGTTGCAGGACTATAGTTTGATCCTGTTGAAACTATGTAGTATGCTACACACTTATACCAAGCTTCTTCAGCAAACTTATGTATAACGCTATCTTTTATTTTGTCAGGTTCACCAGAGTCGTTACCTGTTCCGTCTGTAACATAGTCTAATATTATGTTTGATCCAACTAATCCTGAACCAAAGTACAATCTTCCTCTAGCGTGGTCAAAGTAGTAGCTACCATTTATCTGCGCATGCTCAGGTGATAATCCATATCTTTGGCCTAAAGCAAACTCAGAGTGACCATCGTTGTAGTTAAAGTCAGCTACTTGATCTTCGTGGCTTGCTGTAGTTTGAAAGTTAGGCGTGATAACATTGTCGTCCTCTGGTATCTGTTGAGGAAACGGTCTACCTAAAGCATCTATACCGTTTACATCCCACCACAAATCATTTTCTTTTGGATCATCTGTTTTAGTTGCTGGCCTGTAAGGATTTTGAGTTTCTCTAACAGGATATAGTGGATGCTTAATACCAGAGCCGTCGCTGTAGAAAACATTTGTATAACCTACAAAGTCATGAGGTAAAGGTATGTACATTCTATTATCTAGTGTAAACTCCCAAGTCTTTTTAGATCTTAGAATATCGTAGTTCATTTCTTGCATAGCTCTACGGCCAAAAAAGAAAACGTCAGATCTATCTACTTTAGATATTATTTTATTTTCACCAACGTACATGGCTAAGAACGTATTAACCAAAGCTGATAAGTTTTGATACTGAAATGTTCCGTAATTAGCCGGATTATTGTAGTAGTTAGCTACCTGTTGTGGAGTGTGTTGTGCCATTATGATTTTTCATTATTGCTTTGCTCTACAACTTCAGCTTTAGCTAAACTTGCTAGACCAGGTTTGTTAATAGTTATACCACCTAGTTGTAGTATTCTATATACTAAGTTAGTTTCTTCAGACGGATGTAGATCAAAGTTTGTAGCTCCGTTAGCGTTGTATAAAGCTTTTTCGTTTACAACAACATAATCCCAATTAACTTTTTTAGGAGTTCGTATAAAACCTATCTGTATAACACCTCCAAAAAGTCCAGACTGATTGTAACATCTAATAAAGTTATCTGATCCTGAATTATAAACACCCGAAGGAGGAGTTGTAACTCCCGCTGCGGTAGGACCAAAAGATCTAATATATACTGGAGATCCATTATGAACTTGAGCGGCATAAACACTTCTTAATTGATCGTCGTATTTTTGAGCTGTAGTTTGTTGAGCCGTTGCGTTGTTAAACTCTACTCGAGTCAGCCTATACATTGTCTCGTCGTTAGGCAATATATGACCATACGTACTGCCGGCGATAGGCTGCCCTGTTTCTGGATCTATTACAACGGCTGCAGCTACAGAGTGGTTGTGAACTTGAAACCTACTTATTTTGTCTTCTATGTAGTCTACAGAATCTGAAAAGTTTGATTGATTTCCAGGATTTCTAAGATATTGATTCAAGTGATGAAAATACTCTTCAAATATTTCCATCTGAGCTTGATTTGCAAACAGGTTGTATTCCTGTGGAGTTATGTAACCTCGTTGCTCTTTATTTGCTAATGCTAGTACACGTTGATATACTGTATCTACACTTACCATTTAATTATCTTTTATAGTTAAGTAACCACCCCGAAGAGTGGTTACTCTTCTATAAAGTAATTACATACTTAGTTGCTTTTCTATATTAGAATACACTTCCATACCTTCGTCTGTTTTAAACCAAGCGGCTAAAGCAGAATACGGATGCTCATCAAAAGGAATAGTCATTAGTTTTCTATCATTTGATCCCCAATTAAAATTTCTTTGATCAGTTGATAGTTTTATAATTCCTAGTTCAGTAGCTTTAATACCAAAGTTTCTAAGCTCTACGTTTTCATCTTGAACTAGCTCTAAGAACAAACCTGGGTTTCTTCTTGCAAATACTAGACAATCTCGTTTTAATTCCTTAGAACTCATCTCTGATACCTTAGAACCTAATTCTACTCGCATTATGGCTTCCATCTTGTCAATGTCTAGTGTTCTAGCTAAAACTAAAGCGTCAGCTTCCATTTCTAAGTAGTCTAGCTCAGTAGCTGCTATTTCTACAGGCTTGTGCTCGTAAAAAAGTTTATCACGCATTGGGTGATATAGAGATAATAGCTTTTGTAAAGTTGCTTTTTCTCTTGGAACGTATAGCGCTCCATTTCTAAATATAATGTGAGCTAGCCTTTGATCGCCTTGCATTTCGTCTACGAAAACAGTTCTTTGATTTTCACAATATTTTAACTCTCTTTCGTACCCTAATTTTTCGTCAAAGTAATATATACCTGAAGACTTCATTGAATAAGATAAAGCTGATCTATTTTGTTTTAAATAATAAACTCTATCTTTTATTTCCCAAGTAGGTTTTTTAGGTTGCGGCTTAACAGCCACTTCTACCGTTTCATTTGTAGCTTTAATTTCTGGCTGTGCTACCTCAGCTTTTTTTGTTTGCTTTTTTGCCATGATATAATATAATAAAAAATTAAAAAAAAAGATCGGAGCCGAAGCCCCGACCTAATTAATATGCTTACTTCATTAACATGAAGTTGTTAGCACCTTGAACAACTAAACATCTTTCAGATAGATAGTTCACTTGCATTGCATCAAGATCAGAAGTGATGTTTCCACCAACAGATCCAGTAATCCAAGTTTTCATTTTTCTATCGTCCATTTGAGAAGCTCTATAACGTACGTGTAAGAACGGACGCTTTAAGTTTCTACCTAATGTTTGATCGTATACAGTTGATACACCAGCAGGAATAACAACCCCACGGATACCAAAGCCTGCAGCTCTATCGTTGATAGATCCACGAGTAGCTTTGTCGTTTAAGTATCGCATGTCAGACTTATAGAAGTCGTAAGAACCTCTTCGGAATCCAGAGAAACCTAAGTTCAACGCCATATCTTCGTCGTTGTTAAATACTCCGTAAGAAGTACCACCAGCACCGTAAGAGTTCATTGAAGCTAACATATCGTCGATAGCTAAGCTAGTCGCACGGTTAACAAATAGCATGTTCTCTTCAATAGCACCTTGCTTATCAAACTCTGCTAAGATAGCGTCAAACTCTGCTAAGTCAGTAGCAGCGTTAACACCAGTAACACCAGTAGTAACGTTACCACGAGTCTCAATAGCAGCGAATAAACCTTCAGTACCGTAAGACTCACCAGCTCCGTTAAGTAAAGTTTCGTTAACATCGTTAGCAACGTTAGCACCTTTAACAGCTTCCATCATAGTCATCTCTAAGTAATCAGTGAAGCGAGAGCGAGTATCGCCTTCAGCTTTTAAATACCATAAGTAACCATTTTGTCCGTCTTCACCAGCGATTTCTACCCAACCGATTTGAGATACATCAGATCCGTTGATTTCGTAGTAATCCTTCATGATGATAGGTTTGTTGCTAAAAGATTTGTGTTGTGGCTCTACAGCCTTAGCACCTTCAGCAGCTGATCCTTGGCCAGCTGTTCCTTTACCAAACTCAGAACCATATACTAATACTGTACAAGCTACAGTACCAACAGAAAATGCAGCGGCGTCGTCAATGTTTTCCTTTTCGTAAGGCTTAACAGTAACCTTGTCAGCTGTACCAACTAAAGCGTCAGTAACTAAACACTTGATTACACCTTCAGAAGTAGCAACGATAACTTGATCGTTTAATCTAATACCGTGAGTAGTAGTTAAAGCGTTTCCGTCAATATCTTTTTGGATAGTTAACTCACCAGTTGCAGTGTTAATTGTACCCGTGTAAGATAAGTGAAGTCTACCTTGCTCTGTCCAAATAACTTGGTCAGAAGTCATAGACTCTTCAGCACCTACTTGAGATAAGAAACCTGAAATAGTTCTTGGTCCGAACACTTCAGCTTCAGCTTCAATTAGGTCTGGTAAATACTGCTGCGCCCAGTCGTTGCCAGCGCCGCTCGTAAAGTCAATGTAGTTTGAAGACAATGTAGCTCTCACTGGAGCAGCTACACTATTTAAACTACCTGTAGTCCCGGAATGCCCAGGACCTGGATTTGTAATTGCCATTTTTAATTAGTTTTAAATGGATTAATAATTTATTTTCTACCTCGTTTGATTTTAACTTTAAAGTCTGAAGTAGACTCTCCACTTAATACTCTATATGTAGCGCCTCCAACTTTAACTTCTCTGTTAGTTTGTCTTGGATCCATATTAATGTTCTTAGACTTTTCAACAGAAGTTTTTAAAGCGTCAGCTTTACCTTGTTCGTAAAAGTGTTGAGCTATAGCGTCTGCGTTCATAGCGGTATATAAACCTTTATGATAACCTGCGGCGTCTTCCATTGATCCCTCTTTATTCAAAAACTTTTTGATAAAGTTACCAATATCGCTTTGAGTTTCTTTAACACTATCAACGTTTTTAACATTAAACCTAAACTTCTTTTCTCCTAAGTTATATTCAAAACCTTTGAATTTATCAGAGAAAAGACTAGATGTCTTTTTGTTAAACACGTTCTGGTTGCGCTCTTGCGTTTGCTTTGCGCTTTCAGACTCTTTGTTATATCTGTTGAAGAAATCAATTGCTTTCTGTTGCTCTGTAGTGAGCTTCGATCCAGCTTTGATCTCTTCGTAATATTTAGACTTTTGCCTGTCTAAGTAGGCTTTAGCCTCGGCAACTTGCTCTTTGAGGGCTATTTTCTTTCTTCTAATATCTTTTTCATCATCAACCTCTTCATCATAGCTAAAGGTTTCGTCCATTAAGAACTTTCTTTCTTCAACATCTAAATGAGGTTTTGTAATTTTGTAGTACTCTTCTAGCGCTGTTAAATTATCCATTTGACTGTAGTCTTGGTTTAATCTAACATAATCTTCAACAGTACCACCTGTTTCGTTTATAAACTCAACTAGCTTTTCAACGTTTTCAGGGAGCTCTACAGTTGGCTTTTCTTCTGCCACCATTTCTTCTGTAGTCTCCTCGTTTTCTTCTTGAGGCTCTTCTTCTGTAACCTCTTCTAATACTGGAGTTTCTTGTGCTTCACTTTCCGCCTGTACTTCTTCTTGTTGCGGTGCGGCGTCGGTAGCTTCATCGCTTCCAACCACTCCTGTGTCGTCAGTTGTACCTTCTTCAGCATTGTCCTTTTTGTTTAAGTCCACCTTGTGAACTGTTTCTTCTGGTTTCTTTTTCAAGCTTACCTTAGTTACGTTTTCTTCTTGTACTTCTTTTGTTTCTTCCATAATATAAAATATAATAATTAAAACTGATTCATGTTCAAGCCAGTACTTAATTCATCATTACCTGCTGACTCAAACTTTTTACTCGCCGCCACTTGCCTCTTGTCTTCTATTTGATTTTTAGACTCAGCTTCTAGCGCTCTTAACTTCATGTTGTATTGATACTCTGCTTCCATTAATTCTTTTTTAATGTCAGCTTCTTGCCTTAAGTTGTTTGATTTAAAACCTGCTTTAGCCTCTTCTAACTGTATTTGACTTTGAGTTATAGCTTGTTGTTTTTGCATTTCAGCCTGCGCTTGCGCTTGAGCTGTTTGCTGTTGAGCTTGTTGTTGCGCTTGTATGTTCTGCTGTTGCATTGCTTGCTCTTGCTCCATCTTCTTTTTTTCTTTTATTTTAAGAAGTTCGTTTGCAAGTTTTACGTTTTTAGTAGCTCTAATATCAATAGCATCAGATAATCTTATTATCTTTTGAGCTAAAGCCATTTGTATATTGTTTTCTAGCAATTGTCTTTCTTCTTCGTCTGGAGCTAGTTCTATAAATATACCAAAGTCATACAAATGTAAGTCAGCCATTTCTTCTAGCGTAGCCACGTTGTGTACACCTATTTGTTGTAAGAAAGCGTCTCTAGTTGGAGAGTATTCTATTATGTCAGATATACGCAAAGATATTTGTTCTGCAACGTCAGCTGTTAAGAATAAACCTGCTTGAAGTATGTGTCTTGTCGCTGTGTTACTATTTGCAGCCGCTAGCTTTTGAACACCAACTAAAGCGTTTCTGTCTGGTGTACTACCATCTCTAGCTTCATTTAATCCGGTTACATCACGGATCATCTGCATGTAGTAGTTGTAGTTTGCTATAAGCGTTTGCATTTTAGCTCCAGCGCCTTTACCGTTTGATATTTCTTGTATAGGAACTTTACCTGGGTTTGGATCACCATCAGCAGTAAACGATCTACCAATTATACTACCAGTTTGGAAGAACATGTTTAGAGCTTCCTGTGGATTGTAATTTGTACCGTTACCTAAGTCTATTTCAGCTAAGCCATCAGCGTCTAAGTAAACACCATCAGGTACCATACGCGCCATAACTTGTTGCAGCTTCAAGTGTGTGAGCTGTATCATATCTGCAAAACCAGTGATACGGCTAACGATACTTTCTATTCTACCTTGATACATGCGCGGAGCTACAATACTATAGTTCATCTTGACTTTGCTCATATCGCTTTTTGGCCTAATCATATTTTCAGCCATCTCCCATTTTAAAAGTTTGTCAGAACCAATAATCATAGCTCCTTCATATAAAACTTCTATTTGTCTTGAAAGTTTAGCAAAGCCACCTTGCATGTCTGTAGGTGGATCAAAAGTGTCGTCTTTTTCTATAGCTTTCTCCCCACCTGTTGAGGTTTCTTTTAGCTTGTAAACCTCGTTCATATAAGTTTTCCAGTTAAAGTATAATACTTCAACTTGATTTATATCTTGATCTCTTCTACCTTTATTATATTCGTAGGTTCTACTGTTATTATATTGCTGTATATTTTCAAGATCTTCTTGGCTTAAGTGTGGAAACTGTTTTACCAACTCGTTAATTGGAATTGTTTTAACTTCACCAACATAGTATATATCATCAAAATATGGAGACTCTGTGTAAGAGTGAACAATTCTATCTGGATCAACGTAGTCTATAGTTACTCCTTCTGAATTTGTAAAGTTTGTTTTCACAGCAGCCATACCTAAAACTGTTAGGTCATAGTAAAGCCTTTTCTTAGTAAGCTCGTAGTCGTTGCCTTGTAGTAACACGTTTATAGCTTGCTCTTCCGCTAGCTCAGTAGCTTGCTTGTAGGTTAGCTGCATGTGTAACTCTAGCTCTTCTTCTGTTTCGGGTAAAGTTTCAGGATCGTTTTCTGCAAAGTCCATGTTTAACTGTTGCTTAGCTACAGCATCAAACTCTTTCATTTTCATATCACGAAGAACGCTCTCCATGTATTCTGTTCTCTTTGCTACACCGTATGGATCTTGAGAAAATACTTTTATATCGTAGTTTCTTTCGGCCATACCGTTAACAACAATGTCTACAAACTTAGGTACAACTGGAACAGGCTTCCAGTCTAAGTTTAAGTAGCTTAAGTCACCATTTATAGATAGCTCGTTTTTATATTTTTGTACAGACTGTTCGCCTCTAGCATATAATCTTAAGTTGTGGAAGTTATTTTTATTACTATAGAACCTTCCGTTGCCACGTATGTTTCCATCTTCGTTTCTATCAAACCACTCGCTCTCTATAGCTTGTGCAACTTTTAGACCGTAGTCATAGCTTATTTTTTCTATATCAGGTACTACCTGACTTGGAAAATTGTTAGTGTTTCTGTAAGCCATATTTAATTTTTAATTATTTTAGAGTTTACACCATCGTTACTATATTTAGAAAACGAAAAGCCTAATGGTTTTCTTTTTCTTTCTTTTACTGGTCTATACAAGTGTCTATTACAAGCCATAACAGCTAGCCCAGAACTTATCGCGGCATCAAACTTAGTTCTTTTATTTATATCAAACTTAGCCCAGTCGTTTAATGTTTCGTTAAAATACATTGTTCCATAAGTGCCATCTTCCATTAACCCAACGTGATCGTTGATATACATTTCAATAGCAGCAGCATGAGCTTGTTTAATATCTTCACTAGAGTTCGGTATACCACCTATTTCTTTTTCAGTAATAGATAATTTATTCCAAACTTTATCTGGTCTGTTCATACTGAATCCTCTATATCCTCTACGCTTTAGATGATACAGTAATCTTGGTTTATTGTTTTCTGCGAGCAATGGCATGCCGTAGAACACTAACGCCATTAGCACATCTTCAAAAAATATTTCAGCGGTTTGTGGTCTTGCTATGTATTCTAGAAAAAAAGTATTTGCTGGAGCTGACTCCATACTAAACTTAGTTAGTCCATGAAGAGATCCGTTGGATCCTCTACCGTCAACAGTGCCGCTAATATCATAGCTATCGCAGCCAAAAGCGCCCATGTGTTCGTTTGCAGGATACTTAATTCCATTTTTAATTATAACATTATTCTGCAAGTTAAAATCCGGAACCCAACTAACTTTAAATCTACCGTTAGGATCTGGAGTAAAAACTACAGATGTATCTTTTATGCCGTTTACCCACTGAAAATTACCAGTGTTTAAAACTGCTGAGCTAGTTATACCTTCGTTGTAATCTATTTGCTCATATATTTTCACAAGATTAAAAAGACTATTTTTTGTCTCATCTCTAAACGCGTGCTCTTCAGTTCTTGGAAACTGTCTATAAAACTCGTTTAAAGCGTCTTGATCTCCTTTTAAACCTTCAACTTCATTTTCCCAATGCGATATAACACCTACGTCTATTAGTTCGCCATGTGGTCCTCGTACATCATGACTTGGGCTATTAAAAACAGGTTGTCCGTATTCGTCAATAAATCCTTCAAAGTTCCATTCCATTGGGATAAACAAAGAATATAAACCAGACTTTGTTTGTCCATTACGGTTTCTGTTTTTAGCATTTGAGTCATTGTAGAGCTTTTTAAAATTATCACCACCTTTATCTAACGAGTTAGACGTTGATCCCATCATGCATTTACCAACTATACGAGCACCTAGCCTTAAACAAGTTTTAGTTACTCGCCAGTTGTTTAGAATATTATCAGGCCTCTCCCACTTACCACTTTCATCGTGTACTAGTAGATTAAGCTTCTCTCCATCATAGCTGTTATCGCCTGTGTTTTTCCAATCAATAGTAGTGTCAAGTCCAACCAGCTCTTCCTGCTTTTCGTTTGCAGTAATTTTTTTACGCGTAAACTTACTTGCAGGAACCCTATAAGCAAGTTCACTTTTAGGCCTGTCCATACCGTCTTGTATCGGTTTAAAGAAAAACGGATAGTTGACAGATATTGGTACAACTTTATCGGTAAACATTTTTTTAGCATCAGCACCACTTTTTGATAGTATTCCATATCTAGCATCACTCGATATAGTAGCTAAGTTAACAGTCTCAGCTGAGCTCATGAAAGAAAAACCACTACGTCTATTTTTTAAGTAACACATGCCATAGCACCTGCTATCAGCTTTGCACGCTTCCCAAAATATAAAGAACAGCCTGTTGGCTTCTCTAAAATCTGGAGCTCCAACATCTATTTTACTCCATTGAAGATACATGTAGTGACTACCTGTTATATACGTAGACACTCCGTTATTGTTAAACCAAAAGCCTTCTTCACGATTTTTGAATTCATCATCAATAAAATCGTACCACTTTTCTTTTAATTCCTCAGGATAGTTTCTCCAGTCAAATATACTTTTTAACTTACCTAACTCTTTAGGGTACTCAAGCCTTTTCCACTTGTTTAGTTCATTGGAGTGCACTTGCACTGGTTCCAACGGCAAAGCAATTTGCAACCCTTGTATTTCAATGATCTCGCCAATTCTACCAGTTTTTGATATGACAATGATATTGTTTTCTTTATTGTATCCATATTCCCATTTACGTTTTTTGTTAAGTCGACTTATAGTAGTCTTCTTAACTGGTTCAACAATTTTATATAAGCTTTGTTCGTAACTCATTTCGATCTGCCTTCCGCGAAGCCTTTAAATACTCGTTCTTTCTTTTCTTCTTGTGTCTTTCCTTCCAGAATATTTTCTTCTTCTTGTATGCGGTTGAGGATTTCAAATGCATCAAATATAGCTAACTTCTTAGTAGCCGCGGCGTTCTTTAATCTATCAGCAGACACATCGTCTTCTGTGTTGGTTATAATCTGCTCTTGAGCAACCTTAATTAACTCATCAACAGCTTTACGCCCAGCTAGGATTATACGTTTCTTCGTTTCCTTTATGCTCATATTTAATTGTAATAAATTTATTTAACACCCTGTAAAGTCTTTTTCCTTCTATTATAAACTCGTATTGAGAAAAAGGAGTGTAGCCTACAACTTCACCTATTTTGTAAGTGCCGTCACTATATACTATCACACCTTTTGAAGGATCTTCTTTTTCGTTGCTGTAGCTGTCTGTGTTAGAAAGTGGTTGAACAAAAGAATAACCAGGCATTGGTTTATCTTTGCATAAAAATACTTGATCTGGAGATACTATGTACTTGTTGTCTTTGAAGTATGATCTACTGTTTCTTTCTTCTCCTTTAACGTCGTGCCATCTTCTGAATACGTTGTGGTGTACGATGATTTCGTCACCTGGTAATATATCGTAATCCCCAACAATAGGGCAAGAGATAACACGAGCTCTACGATTAACAAACTCATGATTGTATATTTCTGTGTTTATTATTAGGCTCTTACCCTCTACGTCTTTGACGTTATTGTATCTTTCGCCAACGGGCTCAACTACAAAACAGTATGGGCTTTTCATTAATACTCAAGATTATATTCAACAGATATAGCCATATTCTTATTAAAGTCTTTCCACGGCAAAACACTTTTACCTTTTCTAATGTATATAGAATACTTTTCTTCTTCTTCAAGAATATCACAAATGATATGCCCTCCGTAGACCTCTTGGCCTACAGAGTAATGCATAGCATCTATTTTATAATCCTTACCTATCGTTATCTTTCTTATCAGCTTCGTTGTTATCATCATTATATTTAATTGTGCCATCGGCTATATTAATATCATTAGTGCCGTACTGCTCTTTGAACTCCGCTTGAAGTTCTTGAACAACTTGTTGCATTTGTATAATAGCGTGAAGAGCTTCGTGTTTGCGAACCTCTATCACACCTATATCCATTTGAGCTTTGTTGATTGCAGTAACTACCTCTCTCATTTTAGAGAGTTGTTCATCTGTTACTTTTTCTGCACGAGCTTTTAGCTCCACAGTTTTTGGAGTTTTTCTTTTTGCCATAATTTAATTTAATTTAAGTTAATTTTGTTTATTTTTCAAAGTGTAATAACACTCTAACCGGGTGTATGTTGTAAATTGTATCTCCGTTAGCTACAGTCGTAGCATCACCAGCTCCTGAAGTTGCAGTGGTTAGATTTATTGGCCCTGTCGCCGCGTCGTCAATAGACGCTACAGTTCCAAGAAGAACATCGTCTTGCGCGTGTAGAATATCACCAGCTATAAAATGCTCTCTAACATCCATACTGCTGCCCGCCATTACTATAGCTGTAGGTGTTGTACTGTTTATATCCGCGTCATTAATTACGTTTATAGATTGGAAATCTAAACTACCGTTAGAAAAGCCTGCTATATAAAAAGTGTCTTCTGAAGCAGATCTATGAACTGCGTTTTCTTGACTAAAAATTATTGGAGTAAAACTGCCTGATCCGCTAGCTCCACTGCTTTGCGCTACTACTGTTCCTTTACCAGTAGCTGGACCAAAGTTTCCACTAGCAAACTCCATTACGCCCATGTAGTCGTTTCTAGGAGTGTTTTCAAGAACAGTTTGAACTGTACCTAAAGAACTTGGCGCTCCAGTTGAAGATCCTTTGCTAAACAAAACTCCTAAGGCAACATTGTTTGCTGTTGGAGTAGCATCTCCTTTTGGCCTTACTAAAATGCTAGCGCCAATCAACTTAGCGCCACCACTAGGAATTTTAAACTCTGTCCAATCAAAGACTATCGTTCCTGAGCCAAAGCCACCAGCGTGTTGTTTTGATGCTGCTATCGTAGGTTTTATTTCTCTTGTAAAATAAGCTGTCATTTTATTTTTCTTTTATTTGTTCGTTTTTCTTTGAGCTTCCACCGAAGAAGAAGTCTATTATTGTATTTACTTTAGCACTCATAGCGCCAAATATCGTCGATATAAAGCTTATTTCAAATTCACCTAAGTCTATTGACTTTGTAACAAAATAATTAAACATTACAAATGTAATACCAAAATATGCTACTGTAAATAGTGTTGCTAGAACCTTTTGAATAATAGCATCGTCTTTATACATATCTCTTGCAGACTTGCGATCTTCGACTTCTTTCGCAAACGCCTCACGCTCTGCATCAAGAAGTAACTTTTTAAGAGCAAGCTTAGCTTCGTCGCGTTCTTTGTCTGTAGTAACAACTTTGTCAAGTATGCCTTCTGCATTGTCTACTATTTTACCGAATAAACCTCCTATTAAGTTGTTTATCATTATCCTAATAGTTTTTTATTTATCTTTTTTGATTTCTTATAGTCAGGATCTTTTCGCTTGTTTTTTTCTTCATCAATAAAATCGCTAAAAGTAGGTGCAGTAGAATTAGTACCGTCAGCAGCTATTAACGTAGGTTCGTCTACGTCTATTTGCTTAGGCCTAGCACTTGTAATGGTTTTAGGTTTAGCTGGACCTTTACCAGTAGCGATGTTATCATTCATTTCTTCAACCTCAGCGTCGTTAACCTGTCCTTTGTGATAACCACCGTGATTTTTCTTTAATGCCGGAGCAACTGTGTTGTTTTCCGGTCTGTTCATTTTATATGGCATAACTTAATCTTTAAATTCCCACGGCAACTCTATATCGCCTTCAGGGTACATTTCACCTTCGTATTCTATATAACCATCTTTTCTAGGGTATGCACCGCCATCCCAGTAAACATAATTATCGTCGTAATCTACTCTACCGAGCTTCATGTGAACCATGTGTTTCATCTCGTGTTGTAGAACTCTGTTGTATTGCTCACTGTCTTTTTCAATATTGTCATTAATGTATATGACTCCTTCTTTGTGAGCTTCACCCATAATACCTTCTGGTAGCTCGGTAAACTCTACTCTGATACCACCTACAACATTGGATTTTCCACCTATGTTTAACTTGTTATCAGTATTACCTCGTTTGCTACCTAGTTTAAAAGCCATTATCTTGTTGGGTCTTTTATCATATCGTCAATAGCTTTATTATAAACTTTATCTGTATATGACTTATTATTGTAGAACACGCTTCGATCTGATACTGGCAAGTCTTCTTCTCCGAGTAAGATCCTGTATATTCTACTTATTAGCTGGCTGCATTTAAAAGAAGTTTTAAAAACGCTGTACTTAATCGTAGTTCGATTTCGATGACGCCACACCTCTATCCAGCCTAGCTTTCTTAGTTTGTCCCACCGGGTTTTATCCCAGCTCATGGTATAAGTACCATCTATAAATTCTTGTCTTGTAAAACGCTTCTTACAGTCTAAATATATTAAGAGCTCTAAGTCTGCGTCTGTTAACCCGTAAGTCTTACAGGCCCACTTCCTTGTGAGCCTGTAGTACTTAAGGATTTGTAATTCACGTAAATCGTGAGATGTTAATCGCATTTATTACGAAGCATCAACTATTGCAATCGAAGCGCAAGCTGTAATACCTGAATCAATAAATACACCGTTTTCACTGTCAGCTACAACAATCATAGGAGCGTTAATAGCATTAGCGCTAGCAATAGCTCCAGTAATAGCTTCAATAACTTCTTTGTGCTTACCAGAAGTAATAGTAAGTACAGCGTGAGCTGCATCTATACCTGAGTCAGCGTCATTTTCTTGACTAGACTCAAAATAAACTCTTAATTGAGTTGCTGTTGCCATCTCAAGGTGAGATAATTGATCAGCAGGAAAACACACTACTTCTTCAGTAGCAGCGTCAGAGTCAGCTGCTGCAGAAGCAAAATACAAAAATTTTTTCATTTTTAAAATTTTTAATGATTAATAATTAATTGATTGTGATTTTAAGTTTAAGGACTATGGTTTATAGTTTATGTTTAATCTACTAATACAATATCACTTGACTTTATAACAAAATAAAACTTACCGTCATATTCTATTACATGGCCAGCGTGTCTATCATACCACACCACATCCTCTTGTTTAATTACTTCTACTAGATTACCTATAGAAATAACTCTACCTTTGAAGTATCTGATCTCTTCGTCTCTAACTTCATCAAGTATAAGCCCACCTTTTGTTACAGGCTTTTCTTTTATACGATCTACTACTACGTAATGATTAACTGCTTTCATTTACTCGTACGTTTGAGATTACACAATCAGCAGAGATAATAGTAGATACTACGCTCACCGCGTTTTTTAAAGCAGATTTAGTTACAAGCACTGGATCTATGATACCAGATTTAACCATGTTAATACGTTCACTAGTTATAGCGTCTCTTCCATAACCTTCATGATCTACAGACTCTTTGTCTATAAATATACCAGCGTTAGCTAATATAGTATCAAAAGGAGCTCTAATAGCTTTGAGTAGTAATTCTTCACCGACATCGTCGGTCGAAATTTTTTGAGATGCATTAAGGAGGGCAACGCCGCCCCCTGGTACTATACCTTCTTTCAACGCAGCCTTTGTAGCATAAATCGCATCCTCGACCCTGTCTTTCTTTTCTTTAAGCTCAACTTTAGAGTTTGCCCCAACGCGGATAATTCCAACACTACCCGATAGCATAGACAATCTTTGTTCCAGCTTCTTTTTAATGAAACTATTTTTCTCATCTGCGATTTGTTTGTTTACTTGATCGATGCGTTCACCTATAGCTTCTACATCAACATCTAACGTTATAACAGTATTCTTATCATCTGTTTCTGCATAGTCAGCTTCACCAAGATGATCTGATGACATCATTTCTAAATCATCACCTAGCTCTTCGTTAAATAGAGTAGCACCTGTCATTATGGCTAGATCTTGACAAGTGTCGTTTCTAGTAGGGCCAAATCCTGGTAAGTCAATAATATTTACTTTAATATTACCTTTTACTTTGTTCATCAATAAAGATGATTTAACTTGTTGAGATACTGGCGCTACTATTAATAGTGATCTGTTCTGCTTGATAACATGCTCTAGTATATTCTGTATCTTACGCATGTTAGGTATCTCAGACGTGCATATCAACACTAGAGGATTATCTAACTCTGCTTTCTGCTTGTCAGTATTAGTAACAAAGTGTGGAGATGTTAGTGCGCAATCAAATTGTATACCATCTACAGTGTCTACGTAAGTTTCATCTGTGCCAGAACCTTCCATAAGCACAACACCGTCTTTACCTACAGACGTATAAGCTTCTGCTATAATCGTTCCAAGCTTTTTATCGTTGTTACAACTGATAGTAGCTACGTTGTTAAGCATGTCAGAGTCTACTTCTATTTTGATGGAGTCTAAATATTTCATGACTTTGTCTAGACCAGACTGCATACCTTGCTTTATTTCTCTAATTGTAGCTTTGTCCATAGAGTTATAGACATGTGTAAGTATTGATTCTGCTAAAACAGTGGCGGTAGTCGTACCATCACCCGCTTCACGCACTGTATTGCTAGCAGCTTCTTTAATAAGCGTAGCTCCGATGTTTTCTACAGGGTCAAATAACACTACTGACTGCGCCACAGTAACGCCATCTTTAGTAATTACCGGGTTACCTCGCGAATCTTCGTAAATTACGCACTTACCAGACGCACCGAGTGTAGATTTTACTGCTTTTGCTAGTTTGTTTACGCCAGAAATGACGCGATTTTTAGCCTCATCGCCAAAATTAAGGTCTTTGACGATCTCGCTAGGGAGATTGTATTCCATTATATTAAATTAAATTAAATTACTACTTATTTTTCAAAAGTTTTTACCACCTTAGGCCCTTTTGTAGCCTCTAGTTTCTTTTCAAAGTGCTCAATTGAGCCATCAATGGCTTTTTCTGCACCTTCTAAAGTTTCTCTGCGTGTAACGTCAGACCATTTTTCTGCGTCACCAGGGTGATTTACCTCTGTTTGGTAGTAACCGTTGGGTAATTGGGTAATTCTCCAGTTCTTTTTGTCTGCAAGGTGTTCCCATTGGCCCTTGGTTTTGTCGTTAATTTGTGGATTTCCGGTCCACGTACTAGTTTTGTAATACAAATACGTCATTTTGGTTTATGTATTGGTTAATAATTAGTTTACGGTAGTATAGTCACCTTAAATTCCCATGAATTTACCAAGCATACCGCCAAGTTTTGTCCCTTTCATCTTATCTACTGCTCCAGGAGCTATAGCCTGTGCTGCTTTACCTACTAATCCCATACCGAAAAGTTTTGTAGGTGAGCATCCTACGCCTGGTAGCTTCTTATATCTTGTTTGCTTGTTCTTTAATCCCATAATTTATTGTTTATCTCGTTCTATATTCATTTTATTTTGTGATAATCCGCTAGACGCTTGATCCATTGGATTAAACTTAGTATCTTCAGTAGGAGCGTAGTTAGGTTCTGGCATCGCTATTTTAATCTCTTCTGTCTTTTTCAAACAGCTAGATCTTTTACGCCTTTTACCATGCATTATTCTTTTAGTTCTCATCGCTTTCTTCTAAATGACATTGTTCTTTTGTTGAGCACATGATTTGGATTAGCGTACTTCAACTTATTTGTAGGAGCTGGATCAGGTGCTTCAGAAGCTTCTCTTACGCCGTCTCTCCAAGAGCCTTTATCTTTTACATACGAAGCCGTCACACTTGACTTAGACCCACCTTGTAAACCTTCACCGCTACCACCTTCTTTGCCAGGCTTGTTTTTAGTCTCCCATGATTTAGCAGACACGTTTAAGCTTCCTTTTTCTCCACCGTGCACTTTCTGAGGTAAATGTTTCATTGAATACTCAAAGAAACTTATATTCTTACCTCTTGAATTAGTTGCGTTTTTCTTGTATTTTTCATACAACTTTCGAGCTTTCTGCACTTTCTTTTCGTCTTGCATCCAGTCAAAGCTTGGGTTGCTTTCGCTAAACTGACTTAACAAAGTTCTGTCTTCGCTATTTGTAGTAACTGTTTCTGGATTAACGTTGAATAGTTGAGCTACTGTTACTGGATTTCCTCCTTGAGGAGCTTCTTGCTCTCCTGCTTGTGCAGAAGCTTGATCTGGCGTTTGAAAAGCAGGGTCTGTTATTTCAATTGGATTAGTAAATCCTTTTTCGTTACCCATGTGAGTTCCTTGATCAACGTAGAACTTACCGTCTTTTTCATATACGTCTAAGTTGTCAACTTGCTTTCCGTACATACTTGATAAGGTTTCTCGCTGTATGTCACTCATGTTTTCAAAATCAACCTTGTTTGCATCGTTGTAAAACCTATTAGACGCTTCTCTATTTTCTGCAATATCTACTTGCTCTTGACCTAAGTTTTTCTTAAACTCTTCTTCGCTTCCGTAGCTAGTGTTCTGTGCATACCAATCATCCGAAAGCTTAGTGTCATCTGAATCAAATTCAACATGTTTAGTTTTTCCTTCTACACCTGACATGTCATATATCATATCTTCTTCTTCTCCTTCTGTCTTTTTAAGAGCTGCTATGCGATCATTTACTGCGTCGTCTATCATCTTAGATAATGGTCCGCGATACATAGACATGCTTCTATTCTTTAGTCTTTTTGCCATATTTATTTTTCGTTAGGAAAAGGATTGTAAACTTTTTCTTTTAGCTTACGGTATCTTTTAGTATCAGTTTTGCCTTTAGCTTCAAGCTTTTTTAAACGCTTAATTTTTCTGAGTTGCTTGTTCTCTCTACGTACTTCCTTCTTATTGTCAGGGTCGTTGAAGAACAGAGGGCCATTCATTTTATATGTCATGACTATAGTATCACTTAAAAAAGTGCATTATAAATATAGGGGTATAGCGTAGCCCCACCTACCCCCTCCCCCTCCTCCCTCACAAAAGCCAAATCGTTTACCCGCCCCCGCCTTCATATTTTCATTTCGTTTCGTTTGCAAAGCGAATACGAGCGATTTTAGATAATATATATGTATAAACAAACAAATTAAATTCTATATTATGAAAACATTTTTCTCACATTTATTTCAAAACATTCAAATTATTGGAAACGAATTAGCAAAACAAAAAAGAAAATAATACAAACTAAATACTACTTTATACAGATAATATATATAACTAAAATAAATTAAATAACTAAATTAAATTAAACTATTATGAAATTAACTAAAAACAGATTTACTATTGCTAAATCACTAATCGGTCAAAATGCAATTATAACTTTCACAAACAAAAAAGGTGAAACATATACTTACGATCACGATGCAGTATATGCTGCTAATCAAGAAAAGTTTGAAACTATGAATTGCTTTCAACAATATGGAAATTACACTAACAGTAATAACTTACCAACGTTCGCAAGAGAGTTCACTGCTGAATAAACAGTGACACTTGCCTACTACTATACTCTACTTAATAACCTAATGTCACACTTTTATGATACATATAATACACGACTTAACAATACTAATAACACTCGGAGTTTTACTACAATATATTGAAACTATAATTGTAAGTGAAGAGAGTGAGCGGAATGACTCATAAACAAATTCATTCACTAAACAAAACAACTACTTTTACAAACTAAATACGTTACTAACTGGATAATATATACGACTATGCAAAATACAAATAAATACTCTAAAAAAAACACGCTGATTCTACAAACAGTATTTATTACTATTCAGCTAACAGCACTAATAATAATTTCTAACTTATAAAAAAATACTATTATGAATAAAACTAGATTACACAAAGAATTACTTAAGCAGCAGTTAATGAACTATGACTACTCAAATACACCAGTAGATAAATCAATACTTGTCGAGTTAGACTACAAACAAATTACTGTGTCTACTGAAGGTCCAAGTGGCTTTACTCACTGGAGAGCGTCAGGTGGTTCTATTGAAAACTTAGTAGAGTTAATGAATAAGCGAGCTGCTGAAAATCCTGACTATGATTTAATAATAGTTGATAAAGCATAACAAAATAAATACGATGCTTATTAGATAATATATACGAATTTAAACTATAAAAATAATATACTATGCACTTAAAAATCTCTAAATCTACTAACATTATTAAATTAAACAACAACACTTATATACCTTTTCAACTTCATCAGTTACCAGATTACTATCAAGAAATATCTCTAACTGACCAATTCAAAGCAAAAGGCTATGTTTATATAAATAAACTTGCACTAAAATCTTACAATGTTGATACTCATACTTTAAATAAAGATTTAAACTATAGACTAAAAAGATAAACAAAACAAATACGATTACTAATGGATAATATATATAAAGATATGCAAAAAACATTACAAAAATACAAACTACATTACTTGCACGCTAAACAATATGGCGATACAGATATACAAGTAACATATTTCAACAAGATACAAGACTTGTTAGCTCAAGAAATATACTCAGAGTTCGGTTATGATACTTGTAGTATGGTAGAAAAAGAAGAAATATTAACTAAAACTATTAACTTTTTAAATTAAATTATTATGTCAAATGTACTAGAAAAAAAGAGATTTGTAATCTCAAAAGCAATGGTTGGTAAAGAACTTGTTATTCAGTTCACCAACAAAAAAGGTGATGTCATCAAGTATGACCACGATGGTGTCTATGCTCTTAATCAAGAGAAATTAGAGACAATGGAGTGTTTCCAAAAATACGGTAACTATACTTCATCGAATAATATTCCGACTTGGGCTAAAGAAGCTCAGTTAGAAGACTAGTGTAAATGGTTGAGTGTGTGCAAATCTACTCGGTGGTTCGACTCCACCTACACTTCTAAAAATTACAATTATGAATAAAGAAAAAATTATAATCAAAGCACTAGATGGTGGTTGGTACAAACTAGAACTAACAGACAAGTATGGTACATACGTAGGTGTGTGCGAGCAAACGTTAGAAGACTGTATCAAATATGCAAAACATTATTTTGCAGGTGCCGACGAGCGTAAACGTAAAAATGACTCATGGGGTGAATGTGTTAAACAACTAGTTGAGGCAGACCGCAAAGCAGGTCGCTCATGGGAATAACAAATTAAATACGATTACTAATAGATAATATAATAAAATATAGATATGAAAATTACAATACAACAAATAGGTAAAACCTATATCGCTAATGATAGCGAAGAAGTAAAAGTAGTACACAATCACGACTCAATAATAAAAGTCGCAGGCGAATATTACAAGAATAAATTAACTAACGAGTGGATTAGTGAAGACGAATACTATGAATCACTCTGTCTAAAATTTGAAGAAGATGAATCAAACAAATACTATTAATCACGAAGAGTTCGACAAGTGGCTTGAAGAACTAATTGTTAAAAACGGAACTACAGAATTATGATGACTCCAATAGATTTAGCAGTGTATTTACTAATCTACTATTATTTAGTAGCACTAAAACGACATATTTATGAAGAATAACAAATTTATAGCAGCGGCAGTAGCAGCTACTCTCGCGCTAACCTCTTGCGAAAGCAGACAAGAGCAGTACGAGCAAGACTTGCTTGATGCTTGTAATGTCAAAATTATGAGCGATAACTACGTTAAAACTACCGCAATATCAAGTTGTACTGGTCTCGACACTAGTTTTACAGTTGATTTTGGCGTTGCTTATGTTGTAAACATAGCAAATCTACCAGGTATTGATGACGTTCGCTACGACGAGTATGAGTTTTATGCTATGCTAGATGGTAGAAAAGTAAAAGGCTTTCAAAACCTAAAAGACCAAGTGGGCAAGGTATCACAAGGTCTAATCGAAGGAAACATTAACATGCAACTTTCAGGTCACGACGACCTAGCGGTATACTTATTACACGAAAATATGTACAAAGCGCAGTTCTTTGTAGAAAATGGTGATGGTCAACTGTTCGAGTTGCAATTAAATGAAGTTTACTAATGAAAAAAATAACATTATCAGTTGCATTACTACTAGGTGGTTATGTAGCTAAAAGTCAAACAACAGAATACATAGACGTTACTACTAAAAGTATATTTGGTAGAAGCGAAATGGTATTGTACAACAATATCGTTGACTATGATGATTTAGAATATCTTTACATTGGAAAGTTTAATTCTAATTATCATTGGGTGAAATATACTGGAGCTAAAGATATTATTGTAACGCTAAACGATAGTCAAGGTGACAAACGTAGAATATGTACTCAGCAAGGTCAAGACGAAGCGGAGTGTAAACAATATGATGCTTTTGGCGAACAGTATAAATTTACGGCAAAACAAAAAGTATTTCAAATATGGATTTCAAAACCAAACGTAAAATAGTAATTATGAGAAAATTTAATCACACAGATTTAGCAATGATAGGTGGCTTGTTAGCGATGGTAGGCATGATAGCCTTCAACCTTATCACTCAAGGCGTATCTTATTAACAAAATAAATACGATTACCATTGGATAATATAATTGAATTTAATATGACAAAAGACTATTAACTATGGCAAATTATTGTAAATGTGGTGAACCCGTACACCCAGTTAGACAAAAATACGGGTATAAAACATGTGTGCCTTGTAGTGGCGTCGAGCGTGTAGCGTCAGCTCCAATCACTAACCACAAAACAGGTAACACAATACAAATAGTATCGCAAGCACAATCTATTGCGATAGCAAAGGCAAGTCGTCGTAAAGGTTACGGCACATGTCTTAGATAAAATATAGCCCAAGTACAAGGTGAACAGTAAATCTATGGTAATGTGGGAAGATGTTACTACGTAGCACTAGACGTTGAAGATGAGTACATCGGAGTTGATAGAACGTTCGTAACAACTAAACAAAAATAGAGCCTTGTCGCTACAACCGCAACCCGGCCCACCGGAAATCGGTAGCTAGCAACGTTGGTTAATTGGTGGTTCGACTCCACCCTTGGGCACAATAATATACGAGCGTGGCGCGTGAGATGTGTAGACGTGTGGGTCCGAAAGGAAACGAAAGTCATCTTACTCACTTGGCCACCTCGTTTTAAACAAGCTAGGTATAGGAGTACGGTATGAATCAGTAGACGTTTTCACGAGCTGGTTTACCAGAAGGTACAACTGACGAGTTTGAGGTTCGATTCCTCACTAGCTACTAAAATTAAAAACTATGATTATATTAACAGTATTAGATTACGGTGACGGACTAGTATATCAGTACACTATAGAAGCCGACAGATTATTAGACGTAGACGACTTTGAAGACGCTATAATAAATCAAGGTCATAGACTAGCAGACTGTCACTGGATGTCGCATAGCGATGACACTATAACTAAAATTAAAATTGAATTATGAAAAACACTAATGAAATAGAAAAGCAACTCGGGCGTAAAGCTGATGCTTACCTTGAACAAAAAGCAAATGAAATGTACGCTATTCATAAAGAGATAGCTGAATTTACAGGTACAAGTACTAACTTTATAGACTACATTACTCACTTTAATAGTTACGATTCAGCAGCACCTGAAAATAAAAGTAACCATACAGCTTACTGTGATGCACATCAAACAAAGAAAAAGTACAGGTTAGAACTAGAGATGAACTACAAAAAAAGACTTGTAGCTAAATACACAAAAGAATTAATAATGAAATTAGATATATTTGAATAATATGGAGTACTTATCAACAGAAATTAAATCAGCCCGCGAGGCAATGACTATCTTCAAGATACTAGGT